TTTGATTTGTATAGATGTGCCTCATCACCAATTACACAATCAAACTGTTCAAAGTATTTCTTATCAAATGTGGCAAGAGATTGCCATGTAGATACAACAACAGGTTTCTTTTCATCTATCTCATAACCATAATACTTTCTTTGTACATAGTCTTCCGCTTTCCAAGAATAGTCTTCAAAGTCTTTGTACATTTGTTCTACCAATGATGTAGTTGGCACTACCAATAAACTTCTTTTACCAAGTGTTGTCATCATTCGTATGATACAATAAATGATTAAAGACTTACCAGAAGCGGTAGGCGATAACAAAATACAGCGTCTATGATTAATTGCATGTGCAAAAGCGTCCAGTTGGTAATCTCTAATTTTTAGGGATTTCGTTAAAATTTTGTCAACAAACTTGGAAAAATCGTCTCTAGGAACGCTACCAGTCCTGTTTAAGCCATCGGGTAGTATGATTGTATGGCCGTTTTTTTCACAAAAATGCTGTACATACGGCACTAGACCGCGATACAGTTTACCAGTCGCTTTACTGTATAATCGTATCTTACCGTCCCATCTTTTGGCACGAACAGATGGCATAAAACTTGCACCTGGTACTTGAAATGTAAAAAAGTCTGATAAGTCTTGGACTAATCCAAGGTCTTCACTTTTACATTTGACATATGCTTGATTAAAGATTTCTATTTGTAATTCTGCCATCTAATTCTTCATATGATATATTTGTCCAATTATCTCTTTCATCTAATTCTTCTATATTATCACCAACATGTATAAACTCGTGGTCTTCGTATTTGTTTAGTAATCGTTTCGTATGAGATATCCAGTTGACTGGATTTACTTTGTTTGCATTAGTACCAACATAACCTTTTGTACCTTTATATACATTGTTTACTGTATCTGTTTTTGAATAGTAGTCATAACCTATCAGATATATTTTTTTCTCTTTATCTGCTGCCATCATGGCAATCAATATACCTGCATTTGTTTTTTCTTGTTTATATTTACCTAGACCCATTACTTTGTCTTTCTTCTTCGTCCAGGTTATAAGATATCCTTCTTGGTCTTCACTTAGGTAGAGTTTGAAATCGTCTTCATTCTTGTCTGTGCTTTCTTCTCTCATCTTTCTCATCAAGTCTCTATTGTTTGCCCAACATACAAAATATCTTTTCTTCTCACCACGCCATGCCCATTCGTCTGTATAGTCGTTAATGTCTATGTCTTGTCCTATAAACTTTGCAACTGTTTCAGGTTCAAATAGTTTAGGGTATAATGTGTGTGGATTCTTTTCCCATGTTTTCAGATATACAGGATTCTCAAATGCATAACCACTACGATATATTTCGTGGCATATATTATAGTCCATTGCCAATAATACATCAGGTGTAAAGTCTCTATAAAGACCATTACAACCATATATCTTTCCGTGTTCTCTTAATTTATGTAGGTCAAAGTCTTTTCTACTTTCACCATTACCAATACAAAATATCATGCCAATCTCACATTCTCATAATTGTTTAATATATTATCCCAGTTACCATACTGTACAAATTTCATCTGTGGATATAATTCAAAAGTTTCTACAAACTGTTTACTTGGAAATACTTTAGGATTATTTTTAAGTGGATAATTATTACTACTCTTATATATGTTATTATGTTTACCTGTTTTATCATAATCAAATCCAATCATATGTACCTCTACACCACCTGGATATTTCCATTCATCATTCAAATACTTACACGCATTTATTGTTGCCAATCGTAATGCCGCTGTGCCACAATCTGGCCAGTCTTGGTCCCAATAACATATTCTATTATATGCGTCTCTACTTTCACTATCGTTTCGCCAACGATGTTGAAATAATACTCTACGATCTTTCCAACAACCTGCAAAAGTAACTTCATTCGATATACCTTTGTCTTTACAAAACAAATAGTCTGTCCAATAATCTCTATAAATGGCATTGCACCCATACTTAACACCTTTAAGATTGTCTATGTTAATAGACTTTCTACTTTCACCGTTACCAATAACCCAATGTATTAACACTAGATACTGCCTTCAGTAAACTTTTTCCATTCTATCGCATTTTTAATTTGAAAGGTGCGATTGTTAATTTGTTTAAGTGTATCTTCACAGAATTTACATATCTGTTTTAGATATTCAATCTTTTGTCTTTGTTTAATAATACTATCGTCAGCGTCTAAAAATTTATCCACATCTTGTCGTAATACTTTTAAATCAAAGTTTTCATTCTGGTATTCTTCTGGGTCTGCTTTGCCAGTATAGAACAACCATCTCTTAATGTGTAGTTTAGAATAATCGCCTTCTTCTTTCTTCAACATCAAAGCATATGTTGAATATATCTTTAAGTATTTTGAGTGTAGTGTAGGTGTAGATAAACTCTCTATATCAAGTTGAGTATCATCTATTGCCAGGTCTTTAGACGCCTGGTCTTGTAGTTCTTCTAATGTCATAGTATCTCATAATTATAATGTTGTATATGTATGTATCTTATATCCAAAGGTACAACTTGCCGTTAGATATTCCACATCCGTTAAGTTTTGATTATACTCTAAAGCACTTAATGATTTAGGGTATATGTCTTGGTAATTTATTTCCATCACATTGATGTTTCTACTTGTCATTACCGTTAGTTTTGCGTCAGCAAATATAGCGCCATCATTTGTTGCACGGGTAGGTCTACCTGCGTCAGTTGACCTAGTTTGTGTTGACAATGGCATTCTATCACCACCATCAGCAATTAATGCCCTATACTTTTCATCGCTATCTACCTGTGCTAATCCTGCCATCCAATCATGTATTTGTTTGTATGTCTCTAGGTTTTCATCTACTGTAAATGTAATTGTTAGGTCATCAAAAGTCAAATCATTACCAGGTATTTTGAGTTGTTGTAATCTTGTAGGTTGTATCAATTCAGTTAGAGTAATACCAGGTATATTTGCCTGTACTGTATTAAACTCAACCTTTGGTATCTTTACACATTGAAACCTAAACTTGGTAGGATCTGCAAAATCCAGATTTGATGGTTGTTTACTTGCTAAACTTGCTTCCGTCATATTAGTATTTATAATAAAAAAAGGGGGCGATATTGCCCCCCTTAATTTCTATATTACAGATAAAATTACATTAAGTTAGTAACTTTTACCATTCTGTAATAGATGTTTGCTTGGTCAGTTCCAACACCAGTAGTCTGAGCAGAAGATTCCGCAAATGGGTTTCTGATTAGACCGTATCTAGTTTTGAATCCAATTTTTGGTTGGAATGTATCTTCACCAACTGCTCTCACCATTTGTAGTGGAACATATGGGCAATAGAACATACCAGCATCATATGGACTGTTACCTTTGTAACCCACTGTGAAGTATTGAGCCGCAGTATTATTTGACGCATATGGGTCAATGTATACTTTGTATCTTCCGTTTAGAGTACCAGCAAAAGTGTTACCAGTATCA